GCAGCTCTCCAAGTTTCACACCACCGTGAATCTTCCGTCTGGCATCACGCCGACCATGAAGCTTCAGGAGAAGGCCCGCTCCTTCTACCTGACGGACAAGAACACGCCCATCATCGGGGAACTGGCGACAAAAGTCGTCCAGCTCTTTGGTGTGACCGCCTACGACGAACGGCTTCGTCTCATGGCGCGGTGGGATACTAACGGACCGTCATCCGTTCAGTACCCCAATGACAAGCAACCCTGGATGGCAAACTACTGCCACGAATCACTGGCCAAGCTGCAATTCGACCACGACGCCTTCAACGCGTGGATCCAGGAAGCCACAACTGAGACCATACTCAGTCCCCCACTGTGCGCCTTGCCAGTGGTGGCCGCCGCCAAGGTGGACGTCAACGTCGACGGATCCATCACGGCAGCGGCTGGGGCCGGTAAGGCCAAGAAGTCGCGGCGCAGGCAGCCGAAGCCTACCGCCGCTAAGAAGAAGAGAGCCGCGCGCGCCCCGCGCGGTGAGAAGCCCAGCTCTTGAGCTGGGACCACGGGGAAGAGCAGGCCTGTTACTTGGACAGGCCCGTCATATTTTAGCTACATTAGCTCCTACCCTTACAAATTGACAAAGATGGTTAATCGCACTCGCACCCCGCGGATTGTAAATGCTCCCGCAGCCCGAGCCAAGGCTCCGGGTCGCTCGAGCAAATACCCCGCGGTACCATTCACCGGGACGGAACGTCTCACGTCGATCGCACCTACGATTGCTGATGGCTCTAGTTTCATTCGTACCTTCGAGTGGAACCCTGGGCTGGCCAGCACGTTTTCAGCAGGACATCACCAAGCCCAGAACTTCGATAAGTATTCGATGCTCGCGGGCAACGTTATCCGGTACACACCAGCTTGCTCCACTCTTACAAGTGGCAGTGTGTATATTCTGATCGATTACGACCCCAACGACCCCGCCCCCGCGACCGAGATTGAGTTCGCCGACAACGAGCTCACCAAAACCTGTTCCATGTATTCTTCAATGTCCGCCCCAATCGATCTGGGACAGTTGGACAATTGCAAGATGCTCATCAGGGAGGGACCCAGTTCGACTGACAAACTGCTAACTGACCCGTGTGCCGTCCACGTCGGCGCATTCGGTTATGGCAGTGAAGCAGCCGCGGAGGGATTGGTGCTTGGACACCTTCACATCGATTACAGGGCGAAACTACATGTCCGGCAGCCGGTCCAATCAATGCCCGCTCCGCCGCGCAACGTCCTATCGTTGACCTATGCCAGCGCAGAAGTACCTGCGGGCGTCACACTTCTGGCGTCCAACACGGAGCCGCTCTACAACTCACTTGGTGCCACCGTCGCCGGAGGAAACATTCTCCTCCCGCCCGGCGCCTATGAGGTCCATTGCCGGCTTGGTATCACCATACCTTCTCAACCCGGGAACACTTTCATCCGCATGAAATACGTCCTGGGTGGTGTAGATGTCCCCCAGTCCCAGTCAGATTTCAACGAAATTCCTG